TGCAACATCAAAGTATCGTTTTGCTTTGACATCGTTATACTCTACCTCACTCCAGTCAGATTCTTTGTGGTGTTCCTTGCTAGCAGCAATTGCCCACTCATAATCTTGAGGTTCTACGAACCTCCATTTCACTATCTATTACCTTTTCCGCCCTTTCCTTGTCTATACTCTTTTTGTCTTTTCTTTTGTTTATCATACAATTTTTTAGCAGCTTCTTGAGTCATTCTTTTTTTCTCTTTTGCCTTAGCTTTTTTTGCAGAATCTAATTTACCACCTGCAAATCCTACAGCTCCAGCAGCACCAATTGCTGCGGTATCTTTAAGAGCAGATTTTTTTGTTTTACTGTCAACCAATTTTTTTGTTTTAGGTAATGGTTTTTGTTTAAATCTTTCAGGATTTAATTTCATACCACTAGCTGTTTTTACGTACCTAGGTTGTGATTTTTTTATGCCACTTGGTTTTTTCTTAACAAGTGCTTTTAATATTTTACCTTTTGCCATTATCTTTCTCCCATTTTTTCTGATTCAGGATCTAATTTATTCATCATTTTATACATCCTTTTTGCTCCTTCCATACGGCTACCATTGCCGAAGTTTTCTACTGCCTTTGCCGTCATGACAAATTCACCGTCAGATAGTTTTGCATCAATCATATCGTCTTTTGGACCACCTGGGCCACTGACATCGCCCCCTTTATCCATATCCAATGATGCTATTCCTCCAGTATTCATGAAAGATCCTTGGTAAAATGGATTGTCCATCTCACCTTCTATTAGACTTTCATCGACACCATATAAAAATGCTAATTCTTTTCTTCTTCTACGTTTAGCTGCTTCAAATTCTTCTTCAGGTGTGTCACGTCCTGCGTATAATCCTGCTGCTTGTGATACAGCTGTAGGTAAAAATGATGTTTCAAATCTGCCTGTCGGCATACCTTCTGCGTCTAAGACTGGTTTGCTAAATATGTCAGCTGTTGGCATCTCAAGTGCTTTGCCTGGCACTTCTTTTGAAAGTAAAAATTCATCTGCTGCACTAGTCATGTCTGGATTTAATGATTTAGTGAATCCTGGCATAGAATCAGATCTATTAGCAGTGTATTGCTCAAGAGATGATGGACCCATCATAGTTTCTGGTGTTCTGCCTAGCAGAACATCCATCGGTGTTACTGTAGGTGCTGTATACGGCACTGTTGTTGGTGTCATTACTTGTCTTGGCACCATGGCTGTTTGTGGTGTCATTGTATACATGCTCTGTCTTGGATCTATAAAATTTTTTGGAGACATAACTTCTTGTGGTCTTAGTGCTTGTTGTGTAGTAGCACCTGCATTTGCTGCGTTAAAAGTTTTTGCAGCGTTTGCTGCACTTAAATATGAAAAAGGTATTGATGTAAGACCTGCAACCATGGCTGCTCTACCTGGTCTTCTTGATCCACTAAGTGCTGCTGTACCATATCCAATTGCTGTTTGTTTTAATGCGTTGGCCATAAGTGGTGACATGTTTGCAAACAAAGGCATCTTGCTCATAAAACCTGCTGCTGGTCCTGCAGCTGCAGTCAATGCAATCGGTAGTGCCATTTGCACTATCGGGTTCTTCATTAACTTACTTAAAAATCCCATATTAACCTACCATGCCTAGATTGTTTTTATAAAAATCTATAATATCTTGCTCATTTGCTTCGTTACCTGGAAAAAGACCAAAAAAACTAGGTTGTTTATCTAAAGGTCTAATTTTATTTAACATATCTTGTGGAGAAGATTCACCTGAACCATATGAAAATCTGTTTGCTCTCGTACCTAGAGCTTGTCTTTGACTTTCGTTTAATTTAGCCATCTGTGTTTCTTGCGGTAAAGCACTCATTATTCCTGACATTTCTCTGTAATCAGGATCTTTACCAAATATTCTGTTTTCAAATCCTCTTTCTCTATCAAAAAGATATTCATCTTGTGGTCCATAACCTGTACCAAATCTATCCATTTCTATAACTGATGGTGGTATGAAAGGGCCATAGTCGTCGTCATCATACGCCATGCTAGCTGCCTGTATGTAATCATTAGGATCTAATCCTGCATCAAGTAATTTTTGTATTGTTCTAAAATCAGAAGGGTCAACTGCTGCAGCTGCTGGTCGTACAAAAGGAGGCAATAGATTTTTATAATTATCCCTGAAAGAATCAATTAAAGAATCCATAATACCTTCTCTGCTAGAAGGATTAGGCATGTCAAAAGACCCAGTTTTTCTGCGCATCTCTTGTTGTGTCATTCCAGCAGCTCCCTCTCCTGTTCTTGGAGCTCTAATGTTTGGCATTGGAGCGGGACCAAAATTTCTAGGTGGCGGCAAAGGCATTGGCATCGGCATTCTTGGATCTGGAAAAGGATTTGGCGTCGGCATCGGTATCGGCATTCTAGGTGGCGTTGGCATTGGAAATCTTCTACTAGGAGGATCCATTGGTCCTCTGTTATAAAAATTAAATGGAACACCATCAGGTGCTATGTCTCTTGCTCTGTCATCTATTGTGCCAGGTGATCTCATAGGCGGTGATCTTCTACCTAAATCTCTATCTATAGCCACTACGAACTGCCTCCGAATATGTCGGGCAACTTGTTAACTGAAATTGCCACGTCGCGTTTAATATCTTCTTTTTTTGTGCTGGTTGCAGGGTTGTTTATGTCTTCCTCTGCCTCTTTTTCATCAGCATAGACTTTCCCTGTAGTTGCGTGCTTTATGATAGTAGTAGTTTCTACATCAATCTTAGGAATTGATCTTCCTGCAATCACGGTAATGTCGTCTTTTATAGCCATTTTTTCTCCATTATGCAATAATTAACTTATCTCTAACACACTTAATATCGCATGTAAATCATTAGCATTTTGTGCCTGTAACTTAATAATCTCAGATTCTTTCAAAACAACTGGCGACGTAGAAAATGAAAAGCTATTGAAAAGTTCTTCTGATGACGCTTTTTCAACGTTTCTGCTAGTTTCTAAAGTAAATTCAACACTACTGGTGTCCGTAACTGTGGCAGTAACCGTGCAATCATTTGAAGAATCTACGTTTGTTACACGAAGAGATTTGACAATAGCAGTTGTTTGTGCTGGCACAGTATACAATGTTGTAGCGTTGGTTGTTGTCAATTTTAATTTATGATTTGTATAAACATTTGCCATTATGATAGAAACCAATTTACAGCTTCAGATTCATCTCTAAGAGGTTCTGAAGTATAAGTATTATTTAGTGCAAAAATTAACTGTTCTAATGTTTGTACCATTTGTGCCATTTGTGATTGATCGTATTCTTCTCTCGCTTGTGGTAGTATAGGTATTGTTATTTTAGTCATTACCCACCTCTCATGCCGTCTGGTTTACCATCAAACCTAATTGTGCCGTAACGCCATTTGTCATCAACAGCATCGCTAGACACACGAAGTGCAAGTTGTCTGCCTCGTATACGTGTATCTTTTTTAGTTGTGCTTGTTGTTACAGTAAAAGGTCCATGTGTTTTTTGTGTAGCTGATGGATATGGTCTTGATTTTACTGTTATATCTACCTCACCAACTTGATTTTTAAAATCAGGTATAAATCTAGATACGGATAAAAACTGATCACCATCACCTACATCAATATCACCTGACTCTACGTGACAGTTCATTGCTGAACCGTCATCGTTGACACCTTCTTCGTGTAAATAAACAAAAGTTCTACCTTCTTTAACACCATTGATAGTTGATATTGTAGCAGTAGTATCACTTGCTTCAAACTCTGCTGCGTATGGATTTGAATACACACCACGATCTGCCCAAGAGCTACGTGCTAGTGTTCCTATATACCATATTTTTTCAGCATAATTGTATGTTACATTTCTATCTATTTGTGTAGAATTTTTAGATGGATAGAACCATATTACTTCGTTAAAATCAGAATTGACTGCACAGAACACATCACCTAATGCGTTATTGTTTATATCATCAAACACATAGTCTTGCACACTACACGGTATTTTTTTAACTGCACCATCAAATAAGAAGAAAGAATCGTTACCCATCCAATAGGCAATACCGTTTACATCTACTGCAGAATTAATACCCACAGCTCCACAGTTTGTACCTAGTTGTCTAAATCCAAAAGTAAAAGGTGGGCCGATAAATTGCATTTGATACAGAGCAGTGTCAGTATAAATTAATATAACACCCCTAGATCTAACAGCTGCATTTATTTGATTACCATCTGTAAGTCTTTGTGAACCAGCTGTGTTTGTTGCTGTTGGTGTCCATGTTGCAGGATCTTCTTGATCTGAAAAACGTATAAACATATTATCTTGTGTAGATGAAGTTCCTATTGTTGTTTCTGTGCCAAAACAAATTACGTGTCTGTCATCACCAGATACTAACATAAATCTAGATTTAGTCGGTGCACCACTAACATTCGTTCTTGCTGCTAAATTACTTGATAATCCACTTGATGTATCCCAATAGTAAATACTACCATTAAATTGTTGTGCCAATACATCTTCACCCCAATTGTCCAAAGACCATTTACCAGATTGTAATAAAACACCGTCAGCTCCTGTAAGACCAGATCTAGTTGTGTCCCACGTTGATGCGTTCCAAGTACCAGCACCCCATCCGTATCCATATATGGACGTAGGTAAACCTGTGTTTATTTGATAAGTAGCGTTTGCTGTAGCACCAGTTGCATCAGAACTAGCTGCAGCACCTGCAATTATGGTGTAAGTGTTGTCACTAGGAACTGTTTGTATTTCAAACTCACCTTGTAAATTTGCTGCTGATATACCACCTACGGCGCCACTTACACTAGCAATTGTAACAAAGTCACCTATCAATGCACCGTGGCTAGAGTCAGTTACAATTACAGAAGTTGATCCGTTTGTTGTTTCAAATTGTGTTATGTTGCCTGTGCCTGTTGCACGTGTTGGCGTGATGTCAGCATAAGTGTTTTCTGAATATGCATACAGTTTTTTGTTTGTACCATAGACTGCATAGTTTACACCTTTAAGATCTGAATAAGTAAGAATGGCACGTGTTGCACCAAGTAAAGCATCGCTTGTTACTTTTTCCCAACCACCTATTTTTTCTGGTTGTCCATAACGAAAACGAATATTATCGCCATCTACCCATCTACCCTCTGCACCGTATTCGGTGTTTTGCTTATCTATGCCTGGGGCAATCTGTAGTTTAGTTAGTGGCATAGAATGGTATCCAGAAATCTGTGCCGTTTATGTTGACACGAATATGACCTGTTAGCGATCCTACACTTGTATCTGTTGTAATACTTGAAGATTGATCTGAATTACTTGTACCATCAAATCTAATAAACTCTTGATCAGCATCGCCTTGGTCTAATGTTAAAACTGCTACAGCACCTGATGCGTTTGCTTGATCTATTGTTACAAATGCACTTGTTGGAGACGATGTACCAAAACCTATTTTATCAGCAGAACCGTCAGAAAAGAAAGCATGTGTTAAAGTATTTGTTTCTATTCTAAAATCAAGAGAAGCGCTAGAATCATTAAATGTAAAACTACCACCATCAAAGTCAACGTTACCAGTTGCTTTAACACCACCAACAACATCTAATTCAGTAGAAGGTGAGTTTGTTTTTATGCCTACACGGTCATTACCAGCATCAGTAAAGAACAGGTTTGCATCACCATTACCTTCAATTCTAAAATCTAAGTCAGCAGATGATTCGTTAAATACAAATGTGCCACCATCAAGTGATGTGTTACCTGTTACATCTAACGTTCCGTTTGCTTTTATATTACCAGCATCAGCTAGCACATCAAACATGGTAGATCCATCAGAATACAAAATGTGTTTTGCACCTTGTACAAGATTAACAGCAGTTCCTCCTGCTGGTTTAAATCCTAGTGTATTGCCACCGTGTGTAGTTGCATCATCTACAATGTACCATGTTTCTACAGCTTCGCACTGCATGGTTGTGTTACCAGATAGTGTGCCTGTAAGTTTAATTATAGCATTACTTTGTTCATCAGTTGTAGATCCATCAGATGTAGCAAGCGCATCTGTTGTGCTTGCAACAGCAATAGATACATAACCTTTAATTGCCGATTCTAATTTTTGTAAATTGTTATTTGTTTTAGTACCCCAAGATCCCGAGTTTTCACCAGTTGCCTGTAGTTCTAAATTTAATGAACTTGAATATGTTGATGCCATCTTATCTCCTTAATCTGTTGACCCTGGTTCTACGTCTGTATATGTTGCTGTCATACTATCATCTATTTCACTCCAAATAAAGAAATCTGGTTCGCCAACAGACAATGACACCAGGTTTTGAAATGCTTCACCAAAAGCAGTTTCATCACCAATACTAAACGTTATTTGTCCAGCAGTAGTAGTCGTTACAGTTGCTCCAGCAGCTACAGTTTCTGTGCCTATAGTAAAGCTAGGAGGCGTAGGTGCACTAACTGCAAACGTGGCATCTGCTGCAACCGTTTCAGTCCCTATACTTATACTGACACTTTGACCCAAAGTCAAATCAACAGTTCCTGCATTTACTACAAAACCTGGTAGTGCTTCTGCTACTCCAAACTGTCCTATTGTTCCGTGTCCTAATAACATATTATTCTGCGGTTTTTGGTACACCTGTTGATGATACAAATGGGTGTTCTGCAAATGCCATGTAGATGTATGTACTATCATTTGCGTTAACTCTTGAACTTGTTGAACGTATTTTAAAACCATTACTTAAAATATCTAATCCCGAAGCACTTGCTTCCGTATTAGTTCCGTTTGCTCTTAAAAATTTATTGTTCTCATTACCACCACCACTAGCTGACCTTTTATTATCATAGATTGCCCAATCACCATTTGTAGAACTATCAGTTCTTTTAATCATAATCCAAGCAGGCTTAAAGCCTGTATAAGCAAATGCTCCACTTGATTCACCATTACCTTTGTAAATACCAAATTTACTAAAGCCTTGTATTGGTGCCCAACAGTAAGCGATATACTCCAAATTATTACCATTTGCCACGTTGAGAGTATTCACTGTAAATACACTTGATGTTGGAAGAGTTCCATTATCAAAACCTGTTGAACTTGCTACTGCGTTAGTTAAATCTAAATATATAATTTTACCTGCACCATTACTTACATGATGTACACCCCAACTTCTTGTACCATCTAAATTTTTAATAACAATCCATTTAGGTGTGCTACCCAAACCATGTCCTACTGTTGCAGGTGTTGAAGCACTAAAACTAGTAGCGTCTCCATACTTTACTATGCTAAATCCTGCTGTGGTATTGGCTTGAACAGTTGAGGTGTAGCTACCATCGTTGTTAGTTGCTGTTGTTCCACCATTACATTTCCATCCCCATACAGTGTTTTGAGAATTATTAGTTGCTAAATCTAAATAATGAACAGACCCGTAAGTATAACCATCACTATTCATTGCAGTAAAATCAGAGCCAGAATTAACAGTGACATCTCCGCCTGTGCTGTTTGAACGTAAGATAAAAAAAGAACTATTGC